GATGAGAACTTTGGAGCCTCAATTGTGTTTGGTGATGGCGATGCTGGTATCTCTCCTGATGACACTGCGTCTTACTTCATCACCTATCGTGTGGGAGGAGGAACAAGAGGCAACATCGTTAAGAATGCGCTCAACCTTACGGTCACCAGCGACAAGGGAACAGGAACTCTAACCAATACTTCTGTGGGTACAGGGGGAGCTAACGCAGAAACCATAGATCATGCTAAGAGATATGCTCCTCTGACATTCCGAAGGCAAGATAGACTAGTAACCTTAGAGGATTATTCCACATTTGCTAATACCTTTATTAGTGATTTTGGAACCATAGGTAAAGCAACTGCTGCGACTAGAAAAGCATATGCTTCTGCTAATATCATTGATATTTATGTTTTAGAAAATGCTTCTGATTTTCAATTACAACGAGCTACCACTAACTTTAAAACTCAGTTGCTGACTAACATCAATAAAAAGAAGATGGCAACTGACGATGTGGTCATAGTGGATGGTCTTATCAGAACTCTGGATTTAGTTACCACCATTCGCATTGATCGTGAGGAGAGAAAAAACCAAGAGCAAATTATTAACCAAGTGAGAGGAGAGATCTTAAACTTTATGAACGTAGATAACATGGAGTTTGGAGAAACGCTTGTAATCGCAGACCTGAACAGAGCAATCTTTGAAGTGCCTCAGGTCAGGTACTCTACCATAGATAATGTTTCAGATGATATCCATGTGGACTTCAATGAGATTATCCAATTAAATAACCTCACCATTAATGTTGAACTGCTAGACTAATGCAAGACAATCGGTACACTCCTAATCCTAGAAAATACTACAAAAGCAATTATGTAGATGCTGTAGAATTAATCACTCCGAAGGTGTACCAGCAGGAGGACTTAGACCTCAGCGGCACAGAGATCAACCCGCTCTCTCAGGTGATCAACTCACACATCCGAGCGGCTGCCAATATCTCCCAGGTGCTTTCAATCTCAGGTGTAGCAAATTCGCAAACCTCTAGCCTAGGAAATATATCAGGCATATCTCAATACTTTGTTAAGCAGAATAATCTAACAAAGATTAACCCGTTTATTCTAGAGCAAAAAATCCTACTGCCTCTAGGAACTACGTTTGCAAACTTCGATACGAGTGGAGAGTTCAATGACTATCTCTCAGGAACCCTGCTGCCGTCTATCATTCCAGCCACGGGGTCCGAGAAAGGAAGTCCTCTGCATAACATAGGCACTCTCTCTGCTCTAAACAATAGCACAGAGCCCAGTAGTATTCATAACTATCTAGTAGACGCTCTAGGTTGGTTTTACTTCTTAAACACTTCTGCTGATGGGGGTCTGGATTATTCTCCCTCAAGCTATGTTCTCAGTTCATTCAATACTTTATACACAGGAAACGAGCTAGTAACAGTCGATGGAGTTAAAGGGTTCGTGGAGTATATTTGGAGAAATTACGAAACGTGTTCTACCTTTGGCTCCTTGAGTCTTATCCCTACTGATTTTGTTTCGGGAGCAGCAGACGCTAGAACTGAAACCAGCGCGGGAGCACTCCCTGTATACACTAGTGGAACCCAACTCCTAGAGAATTTACAAACTTTAGTAGATGTAGTTTATTCGCCGCTCTTTATCGACCAACAGGATTACACGGTTAAAGATGCTTTTCAAAGTTACATAGATGCGTCCGTAGAGCTAACTGACAGAGTATCTAAAGGACCGTTTAGAAAGTTTTCAAACTTACTTGGTTTTGAGTTTGCTGATATATCTAATGAGGTGGACAACTTAGGTCTAATCTATGACATAGAAAATGCTAAAGATGAAAACCTGCAATACATCGCAGAATTGATCGGATGGAAGTTAAGAGGCGTATCCGCTGACAAATGGAGACACCAGTTAAGACAAGCCGTAGACCTGTATAAGAGATCAGGAACCATGGAGGCTATTCAGACTGCGATCAACCTCCTTATCACCGATAGTGTTCTCGATGTCTCCGCTGCTACCAGCGAGCTATGGGAATCATATGTTCCTTACTTAATCTGGTATTCATTGGGAACAGAATCTCCCCTATTTAAATCACTTAAAACTTGGTCGTTCGGCTTGGCTCAGGAAGCCGGAGTGGACGCCTACAACACAAGCAGCCTAGAGGCTAATATTCATAATGTAGTAGATTACATTATGCTTGAACTCTACAAAGCTTTCCCTGATAGCTTTGTATTTAGAGGAGAAAGGTTTCCTGTTCCACGCCTGTTCAACTTAACTGAGCTTGGTCAACTAGACGGGATTTACACTCTTGTTGGCGAGCCTAGGATGCTTCCCTTTCACGCACATATCATTACTCAGCCAGGGTATGAGACTGCTAGAAGAGAAGCATATCGTAATGGGCACAAACTTGCATGGGATTCAGCGATATCCTTAGGTCCCTTAGGTTCTGGAGTCTACATGCAAGGCTTAGATCATCCTAATTATGCTTTAGGGGAAGTTCCCCACTTCTTGTCTGCTACAGGAGACATGGAGTTCCTGTTTAGCTACAGAGATAAAGTAAATTATCCTTTGCCTCCTTTTGAAGAAGTAAAATACTACAAGGATAGCAATCTTTCCCCTCAAATTGTAGAGCTATTAGGCGAGAAACTTTCGTGTTTCCAGGTAAAGGAATCCTTTGTAACACAGGTTAAAGACTTTATTTTAAACGAGGGTATTACTACCGACACCAACCTGGGATCTCTTAATGAGATGTTGATGTTCTTTAGCTCTGTACAGACTCCACCTAACTTCGATGATGTTATGTTGAGTATTTCGGATTACGAGAAGAACTTACTCGATTTGTGGAACGGTAAATCTTCGCACCTGTTTATTGATTTTAATAGCGGAGATTTTGATTTCTCACAAGACACCTTGGAAGCAGATGGAAAAAATGCTCTATATGAGGCGAGTAGAGTTGCTAGAGAATTTGCTCCTGGTCATGCGATACCAAGGGTTAACTTAAATGCAAGTGCTTCAGATGATTACGATGCTTCCAGTACTAAGTTTTTGTATCTAGGCTTAGATCATGACGGAACTAGAGAGTCCTACACTTCAGCCTCCATCCTAGGAAACTTTGAATACAGTGGGGTTTCCATGGGAACTGTGTCTCCTGGTGACGAGGACGGAAGAGGTGGCCTCAATACTTTCCACAGGGATCAGGTTGACAAGATTACCGATACGCTGCTTTCCTCTACGACTGCCGCGCCTCTTGCCAACGTAGGCAGAAGAGCCTTGAGGAGGAGAAATCTTCGTTACTTGCTCCCCAAGGAAGGATACTACGATAGGACGGGCTTCAATGGCCCTGTGAGCTACGATCCCTCTACTTACGAGTCTTCCATGCCCTCCTCCCTTGGAGAGCTTACGTTGGGTTACGTTGCGTCTGCTGGTAAGTTCTTCCCTGTGGTCGATCCTGTCAATCCATCGGGCGTGTGGCATAGCTGTGAGAATCTTGAGTCTAGCAGAGAGTTCTCAGGGGTTGTTACGAGTCAAACTTTCCCTTTCCGAGGATTAAGTAGTCTTAACTCCAATTATTTTGGAACGAGTTCAACGGATCGTTATGTAGACCGTGGGCAATTGCCTCTTATCTACAATACAATGCATCAACTGTTTGAACAAAAAGCTTTTGATTCTGCTTCTCAGAACACCGACTTTGATTCTTCGGCTTATCAAACGAATGCCTATTGGAAAAATCAGTTATTAAGCACCGCTAATGAGTCGATAGCTAGTGGTTTAGTGCTTAACTCCTATGATGATTACATTAACTTTAGCTTTGGAACGGGAGTTCATAAGACCTGGGCTGATCATTGTAAATATTTTGGAAGTCCTCTGGGTTTAAATGAGGTCGATAAGACTGGTGGCAATATCTTTGCTCAGGTCTTTGGTAAAGGGCTGTTTAACTGTGATTTTGATATAGATGGATCAGCGGTTGGCGATATGGTGGCTCCTACCATAGATAGCGCAAGTGCTATCAACGCCACCAATGTCTGGAACGCTACAGCGAATGGAACC